GGCTTGTGTGATGGCCGCGCGCCGTCCGTCGCGGCCTACGGCGTGGATCATGGCGAGGCGCAAGGCGTTCTCTACGGCGCGGCCATAGGCGTTCTGGACGAAGCCGGAGCTTTGCCGCTGGATCGTGTCGATCTTCTCCCAGAAGGCGTTATAGGACGCGCGCACCTCGGGGCTTGCGAAGTTGATTTGCAAGGGATCCGGCACGCCGTCTGCGAGCGTAAGCACGCTTGGCCCACCGCCGAGGTTTCCGGCTGATGCGGGGAACAGGCCGGCGAGGTGATTTAGAATGCGCTCCGGGACGGGCGGCTTTTCCTTGTCGTTCCGCGGCGGCCAGTCTGGCGCATCGATGATCAGCCATCGGTTTAGAAAGCCGTCTGTCATGGTGATGCCGGCGAGTGATGAGAAAACCGCGTCTGGCACGCTCGCGCCGAAGATGGTCAAGGCCGGCGCCTCGATCTTGACGACTTCGCCCATTCCGGCGCGGCTTGATGGCGTGAAGGCGGATCCGAGGCCGCGAGGCTTGATGGAATACAGCGCCTTGATCTTGACCGCCATGGAGGCTTCGTGCGTCGAGGAACGCTTGCTGTATATCCGGCTGAATAGGCCGTCGATCTCATCGATGCGGCTTAGCTGGGTTGGGCAAGCGGTGATGTTCTTTTCGATTGCGGATCCGGAGGCCCAATCGGTCGCTTGCACCACCTTCTTTAGCTGGCCGAACTGGCCGACGCGCTTGTCTAGTTCGTTGATGATGGTTTCTGGGGCAGCGAGCGGATCGCCCTTGCCGGACGCCGAGGCTGCGAGAGACATGATGTAGACGTGCGAGCCGAGGCCGGTGGGGCCGACCATGTGGCGGGAACATAGCGTTGCCATGGTCGCCACGGCAGACGCGAGGGAAAGCGGCCAGCTAGGGCGGTGAGAGACCGCCATAACCCACTCTGCGATCTCCCGCACCATGCCTTGCGGATGGCGCCATGTGTCATCCTCGGGTTCCTCGGGCTGTGTTCCCAGGTCGATCACCTCGCCCGTTTCTTCATCGACGAAATCATCTCCGACCTGTTTGACGCGCCGCGGCACGAAGGCGAGGGGCGCTGCCTCCTGTTCCGGTGCAGTGCGAGGCTTGCGTGCGCCCGCGGAAAGGCCGCTGCGGATGCTGGCGAGGACCGACCGCATGCCATCCTCTTTGACGAGGCCGTTTTGCTCGCATGCGGCCACAAGCGCGGCCCGCACCTCGCCGGCATCGAGAAGGCCGCCCGCGACAAGCTGGCCCAGATTGAAGGCGGCCGTGTTGAGCGCGTTGTTTCGCCCGCTATCCTTTCCCATGCCGGCGAGGTTCCGCGCCTCATCCTCGATGGCGCGCGAGGCATAGGCGGCCTCGCGGTTTCCCGGCTCGCGCGCGGGCACTGGCAGGGCTGCGACGTTCGCGGGCGTCTGGGGGAGGGGCGGATCGGATGAAGCGCGGAGACGGTCCACAAGCCATTGCGGCATTGGCGCGGGATTGAGGATGTCGCCCCACATCAAGCGATAGTCGGAGCCGTCATCCGTGAAGCGCGAGCCGGGCGCGATGACGTATCCGCCCGCACCGCGCCCGTCGATGGACACGCCGACCTTTTTGTTTCCGATCGGCGCGCCTTCCGGCTGACGGAAATACAAATGCTCGCCCATGCTGGCGGTCGAGACACGCGGCACGTCGGCGTCTGAATAGCCATGCTCGGCGCATAGCTCCATCCATCCTTGCACGCCATCCGGGCGGCCCGGCTTCCTGTCCGCATCGGCGACGAAGATGCCCATCTTGCCCAGATCAAGGCCGATCAGGGCATCGGGCCATCGCGTCCACCACCGCTCGATCTGGGACGGATCGCGGGTTGAGGCGCGCCCCCAAAAGATGCCCGGCTTTGGCTTTTTGCGATCGTCCGGCTCGCCTTCCGGAGATGTCCGGTACTCCTGGCACGGGAACACGTAGGCCCCGCGGGCGGCCAGATCCAAGGCGATCTCAAGCATGCTCATCGGGCGGCCGTAGTCAGTAGGGCGGGGGATTTGCATTGGACGTGATCCGGGACTTGTAGGCCGCGACGTGGTAGGCGAGTTGCGAGCGGTAGGCCGCGACCATGAAGCGACAGAAGCCGTCCCATTCTTCGGGCGTCATCGTCGCAAGATCGGTCTTGCCGGTTCTATCCAGCCATTCGCCGGCACGGTTGCCCGCGTCGCGGATGGCCTCGATTTCGATCTGTTCCCATTCGATCTGGCGCATTCGGTAGGTGTCTCTTGCGATGGTGAGGCAATCGGGATCGTCGCAAACCCATAGGATCCGCTGTCGATCGGATGGCGCGTAGCCGATGCCGGCCGCGAGGCATGCGCAGACGCCGCACACGCCGTAGGTCGTGCGAGCCGGGATGCTCATTCGGCGGCCTGGGCGACGGCGTGGAAGGAACGCCCGGTGATTTCGTCATACCGACCGTTAAGCCGGGTGAAGATCGTTTGCGGCATGGTAAGTTCGGCCCAGCGGTCAAGCGTCTCTTGCACGGTCCGCGGAGGAACGCCGCCGCCGTGTTGCTTCCACCACGTCTCGAACTTCTGGCGGGCGAAGCCGGTGTGTTCCGGGCAGATCCATTCGAAGATGCATTGCAGGCCGCATCGATACATCAGCCGCACACTATCAGGGGAACCTAGCTTCATGTGCCGGCGTGGTTCCCAGCTATAGACATGCCGGCCGACAGGCTTCGTGCGTTCCGTCGAGAGGATGGGCACCGCCTCTGCGACGGGCTGATGTTTGGGCTCGGGCTCGGGCTTGGGCCATTCGTGCCCACAATGCCAGCAAGTGAGGTCGCGAAGGCCCACGAGGGTTTCGCAGGATGGGCAGCATTTCGCCCTTACATCGCCCTCGCTGACTTTCTCCGTGCCGACGTTTGAGGCCTTCTCGCGATCGCCGACAGTCGCAATGTCAACGGGGCCGTGTCTCCGCACATTGCCCGCGAAATCCAAAACAATCGCGTTTTCCTTACCTGGCGCGAGCCTGAAGGCCCTTCCGACTTGCTGGATAAAGAGGCCAGTCGAGAGCGTGGGCCGCATGAGCGACACAAGATCGACCTGGGGAACGTTGAAGCCGGTCGTCAGAACCGAAACGGATGTCAGGCACCGAAGCTCGCCGCGACGAAAGGCTTCGATCACTCTTGACCGATCGGCGGCCGGCATGTCTCCGGAGACGGCTTCGCATGAAAAACCATGCCTCCGGACTTCATCGCGGACATTCTCAGCATGTTTCACGCTGACGCAAAAGATCAACCATGCTCGGCGATCCGCGCCATATCCGACAGTTTCAGCGACGGCGGCCTTCGTGATCCAGTCTTGATCAACGGCGCCTTCCAAGGCGGCCGGGATAAACTCGCCGCCGCGCTTGGCAACGTTGCTGACATCGATGCTCGCGGCCGTCGCCTTGCTGATGAGCGGAGACAGGTAGCCTTGCCTGATCAGATCGCTGACATTGGCCTCATAGGCGATCGCGTCAAACATCGCGCTGTCGCCGCTTTCGAGGCGGCCGGTATCAAGCCGGAACGGCGTCGCCGTCGCTCCGAGAATGCGCATATCGGGCGTTTCTGTTTTCAGATCCTCGATAAACCGGCCATAAAGCGTGTCGCTTGATCTGGGGATCAAATGCGCTTCATCAACGATCAGCACGTCAAGCGCGCCAATTTGCTTGACCTTCTTTGCGACTGATTGGATCCCGCAAAAGAGGATCTTCGACCGCGTGTCGCGACGATTGAGACCGGCCGAATAGATCCCGGCTGGAGCCTCGGGCCAGATCCGGATCAGTTCCGCATAGTTCTGGGCGATCAGTTCCTTTGTGTGTGTGACGACGCCGATCCGCATGGACGGCCAGTTTTCGATCAGTCGACGAACGATCGTTGCTATGATGAGGGACTTGCCGCCGCCTGTAGGAATGACGATGAGCGGGTTTCCGCCGCCCGTGGCCCAATAGTCGAAAACGGCTTGCACGGCCTCGCTTTGGTACTGTCTAAGCTGAAGCATGACGCGCCTCCGTCATTGCATCGACGGCTTCAGCAAGATCGCGAAAAGCGCTTTCATCGCTGCGGGCGAGGACAGCCTTTGCCGCCCTCAAGAGGCGGTCAACGCCCTGGAGAGTGGCGCGCGGCCTCTTATTCGCCGCTTGCGTTGACTGATCGGCCCATCGGCAGTTTCCCGGCTCATAGTTGCCGTTCACGTCAATGCGGTCGAGCGACATCCCGGCCGGCTTCTCGCCCATGTCGGCGAGGAAGTTCCGGAAATCGTGCCAGCGCTCGCAAAAGCGAATTCCTCGCCCTCCGTAGTCGGGGAATGCCCGGCTCTTTTCGTTTTCGCACCGCTGGCGGGCTGAGTGCCAAGACCGATAGGTCGGCGTCGTGAAGCCGTCGAAACGGGTGTGACCGTGCTTCGTTGACTTCTCGCGCCGAAAGGATTGCGACGCGCATCCGCACGACTTGGCCTTTCCTCGCGTCAGATTGTTCGCTGTCACAACCTTCTCGCTTCCACAGTCGCATGCGCAATGCCACTGAGCGCCGCCATTCTTGGCGCTATCTGCGAGACGGACAGCGACGAGCATGCCGAAACGTTGCAAGGTCAAATCGCTTTTCTTGCCAATCTTCAGCATCACGCGCCCTCCGCCAGAAAGGCCGCGTCATCGTCGAGGCTCGGGGCGGGCTCGGCCGGCTTCTCAAGTTCGCCGAAAGCGACCTGCATCTTGCGGTGAATGGCGCGCGTGCGGTTCACATCGCCCATGCAATAGCGGCCGATGGCGTCGAACTGGCCCGCGTACCACATGCCCCGCACGTCAGCGCCGGTAACGTCGCCCTTGCCGGTGATGCCGAGCGTGCGGCAAAGCCGATCAAGCGAGATCGTGTCCTTTGCCCCTGCCCAAGCAGTTATGGTGCAGAAGATGTCCTGCGACCATGGCTTGATGTCGCGCGGCCACCAATGGGGAAGGGGAACGCCCAGAACGATGGCGCGTTGCGTCAGAAACCGAAGATCCCAGGCGATGTTGTGGCCGACGATGACGGGGCGCCCGAAGCCGACAAGCGCCTTTACCGCTTCCAAGAACTTGGAGAGGATTTCCACCTCATCGGTATGGTGTTCGGCCATCTGTGCCATTGCCGGCCCGTCGGCGAACGCATAGCCGATGCAGACGACATGCCCGGCCGCGCCGTCCAGCGCCGTCTTGGCGATGGCGGTTTCGATGGCCGCGTCGCGCTGTTCCTCCATCCACTTCGCGATGGTTTCGGGCTTGGACATGGACGCGGGCGGCCGGATCTCGGCTGCGATGCGTTCGCGAATGTCGCGGTCCTGCGTCTCGATCGTCTCAATGTCGAGGTAAAGGTAGGTCATGACTTTCCGGCCCGTCTGTGTGACGGTTGCCGCCTCTCTGGGTTGGCGATTGTCGATCTGGGCGAGGGAGGGAGGCGCGCGTTTGCTTGCCGGCGTGGCGCGCCTCCCGGCTTCGTCAGTACGGAATTTCGTCGTTGACCTTCGGCTTCTCCCACGGCCGCCGAGCGGGCTGGGCGACGGGCGCCGGGCGCGCCGTGCTTGCTGGCGACGGTGCCGGGCGCGCATGCTGGACGGCACGCGGCGCGCGGCCGGCGATGGGCGACACGCGCTTGACTTCGTTTCGATCCGGGTATTGCGGATCCCGCGACTTCTCGACGCCGACCGTGATTTCGACCGGCTGGAATTCGATCGCCGTGGTGTCGTCGATCGGGCCGAGGCCGAGCGCGTCCGTGATCTGTTTCAGGAACCGTTGCCCGATGTCCTGGGCGATCTGGTTTTCATGAAACACGTTGATCCGGGACCACACGCGCCGCCGCTCAAAGGAGCCGTCGAGGATTTCCCAAGTGAGATTGCAGATCTCACCGCGGCCGCTCTTGGCCGTCACGACGGCGCTTTCGATGATATGGGCGGTGTAGCGGCCGGACGGCAAAAGCTCGCCATCTCCGCGTTCGCTCGGCGGCACGTCGGCCGGGTTGAAGGTAGCTCCAAGTTTTGCCATGCACGTAACTCCTATGTTGGGGTTTGATCACGCGGCCTTCGTGGCCGCTTTGACTTCCGGCCGGGTCGGCAGGAATGGGGCGATCTGGGCGAAACCGTCGTCAGCCTTGAACGCGATCTTGTCGGGCATGCCGAAGCGGTTCTTGGCGACGAAGGCGGGACGCGGGCCGGCGTAAAGAACGCGGGATCCGCCGCCCGCGCCACGGACGCGCGACGACTTGTCCTTGGGATCGTCGGCGATCACGGACACTTCCTGATTGAGGAACCAAATCGCGTCCATTTCGTCCTGAAAAAGCGCAATGGCCCGCTTCTGAAGGCGGATGTCGTACCGCTGGTACTCGACGTTGACCGGATCCGGGGCCGTCATCACGGTTGAATGCGCGATGAAGATCACGGTCATCTGGCGATCGGATCGAAGCGCGTTCGTGGCGTCGATGATCTCGCGCCATTCAATATCGGCCGCGAGGTAGCCCTTGCCGTAGCCGGGATCCTCGATCGACTTCCAGCGATTGCGCTCGCACGTCTTGGCCCAAACCCACGGCTCCAGCTTGTCGATGCTGTCGATCACAAGGGTCTGAAATCCATGGTCCTCAGTGTAGAGCGACTGGAGCGCGTCCATCACGCCGTCAAAGCTGCCCAACTGTTCCCGCGACCAATGGGGCGGGACTTCGCCCAGATCGTGCGGGAAGCCGTCTTCGACCTGGAGAAAAACAGGTTCAGGGAAGCTCGCTGCAAGGCTCGTCTTGCCAAGGCCCGGAGGCCCGTAAATCAGGATCCGGGGCGCCTGATAGGGGCGCGTCGTCGTCAGTGTAGAGAGAGATTTCGCCATAGCGATCGTCCTCGATGAGGGGCGCTGTAATCAGCCATCCGCCGGGCGCGCCGTTGAGTGTGGCGGGATGGAATTCGAGTTTTGTGGTCTGGGCTGGGATCACGGCGACGTGGCAAAGGCCGTTGCCGCCGCGCGTCCAAGACCACGCGACCGCCTCGACAAGGCTGTCGTCGGCGATCACCTGATGAGCGACCAGAAGGTCAAGAACCGCCTTTTCGCGGTTGTCGATGTCGGCCCGAGCGTTGTTCCGTTCCACGTTCGCGATCACGAGCACGGGGCCGGGTATGTGGTGCGGTCGCTGTTCCTTCAGCACCCATCCCGCATGCCCCTTCCAATCGCGGTACGTCGCCGTTTCCGCGCGCCCGCCCGTCTTGAGGTTCTTGAAAAGCTCGTTGACGCTTGGCGGGATCGGTAGCGTGAGGAAGACGGGCGAGGCGGATTGTCGTCGCACCTCGCCCGTTTGCGCCCCACGTTGCCGGCGTGGAAGGGATCTCGGCATGTCAGTATCCCGCGCACATGGCGGCAGACGAGCCGGTAATGGAATTGTGCTCGGCGTGGTACGTCCGGACCTTGGAATGATAGTCGGGCGGGATCCGGTAGGACCCCCAGCCCCTCGGATGGTGGCGCGCAAGGTCGTACCAGTGTTCCGCGCAGCACTCGGCGAGGGACCGCCGCTCTTCAATCGCGCCGCGTTGCTCCCGGCCGATCGCATTGCTTTTGGCCGTTGTCATCGCCATCACGCGGCCCTCCTGGCTGCGAGCTTGCGGGCGATGGCGATCGTCGCTTCGTCTTCCGTGGGGTCGATGTTCGGCACCTCGTCAACCGACTTCGCGATAATCCGCCCCTCCTTTGCCGCGTCCGCCAGTAGTGTGGCCTTCATGGCGTGTCCGTCGAGGACGTCGGCAATGGCCTTATCCAAGCCCTCGATCTGGGCGGAAAGGTCGTTCTTGAAGTTGGCGAGAAGCGTCGAGATCGTGGCCCGTGCGGTTGCGGCGGATCCGCCGAGATCGCTGATCTCGTGCGAGAGGTTCGCCGTGAAGGCGTTGACGAATTCTTGAAGTTTCATTGCGTCTTTCCTTGGTTTATGGCCGCTTTGGCCGCGAAAAGCGCAGCTTCAGCCGCGCGAATGTCGTCCTGATCAGGACGCGAAGCAGAAAGGCGAGCGATGGCAAGTTCGGCCTCTAGTCTGACAACTTCTGTTGCGAGCCTTTGGACAACGGCCGCGCGAAGCGCGTCCATTTCGTGCGAGTAGATCGACCGCGCTTCGCGGTGCCAGATGGCAGCGCATCGGCGGGCCGAGATCCCGACGCGTCGAGCGAGCGCCGGGATGATGGTCTTGAGGGGCGTGCCGCCTTCGTAGGCTCGAATGAGCCGTTCGAGGTGGCCGCGCGCCTCGGCTATTTCGGTACTCATGTGCGAC